CATGGCGGTGCAGCGATTACAGTGCGCGCAGTCGGCACAGGTCTTGCCGGGCGGCAGATCCATGTCGTCGCCAGTGCGGGGCAGCGGGGCTCTGTTCTCAGTCATGGCCGCCACCTTCGCTGTCGATCCCAATGGGCTCAAAGCCTTCAATCATCGGTGGGTTGTCGGTGCGAACGCGGCATTCTGCGCAGCCGTTACCGCAGGCGCCGCAGAACTGCAGGCCTGCTGCAATGGCGTCACTCTCGGGCTGCATGGCGTGTCGGGCATCATTGATGCGCTGCTGGCCTTCGTGCCAGAGCTGGGCAAGTTGAGCTTCGGTCATCCATTCATCCACGCGAATATGTACGCGCGGCTCTGGCTGCGCCGTCGGTTTGGCGGTCATGTGGGTAGATCCTTTTCAGGTTGCGAGCGCGCGCACCAGTCGGCGGCGCTCAAATGCGGCTTGGTAGGCGTTGACGGAATCGAGTATTCGCTCGGCGTACTCGGTGTCGAAAACCATCCCAGAGGGGCTGGCGATCCAGGCGTAACCAAGGAAAGACCAGCCAGGGTTTATGCCTTGCCGGGCTTCCCACACCTTTCTCTCGACGTAGCCGTCTATGTTCTCGGCTTTGTAGCGACCGGCAGGTACGCTAAGCCAGGTGATTTGCAGGTCATGCAGCTTGTCGAGCCACATTAGATTCACGGTGAAAGCCCAGTTATGGGGTATGTCGAGAATGGCGGCCATCGTTCGCGGGCCTGGATCATGCCCTAGCAGTGACTTCCAGCTCATTGCTCCATGCCGAACATCGCCACACGAATCAACATGCACGATGATGATGCCGTTATGACTCAATACGGCATCGGAACCCCTCTGACGGCGCCTGGCTGCGCTGTTCTTCTTGCGCACCTTCATCGCCGCTTTCTCCCGACCGGAAGTCCGCTGAACTTAATGCCGTTCTTCTGGGCTATCAGTAAGACCATGGGGCGGGTTAGCGTCTCGTCGCTCAATTTCTCGTCATTAACGATCATTGCGGCGTACTGAGCTGACTTGCCCTCGCGCGCGAGCTGACGAAGACGGCGAATAACGATCGTGCTGTACGTCTCGGTGCGTGGCGGCAGCGGAACCGGGCTGAATGGCGGCCCCACGGTGACTTTTCCACCATTGGAGGTAAAGTCCGCCACCTTGGCGGCCAGGTCGGCCGCCCTGTCGTTGTTGATTGATGGTCGATACATAGCAGCCTCACAGCACGGTGCGGGTGCCATCTGGAGCCATGTGGCTCACTACGCCATCCTTCTCCATGCGCTCGATCATGCGGGCTGAGCGGTTGTAGCCAATCTTTAAGTGGCGCTGCAGTGCAGAGATTGACGCGCGGCCGGACTGGCGGACGTAGGCTACGGCTTCGGGGTACAGGTCGTCGGCCTGATCGCTCTCCGGTTCGGCGGCTTCGGTATCGGCTGGCGGGGTATCAATCTCGATGTCCATTTGGCGACCGAACACCACGCACAACTCACTCAGCGCCGCAGCGAACTGACTGACCTCGATGTGGGCGGTGCGCGCCCAGATGTCGGCGAACTCTTCTTCTGCCTGCGCATCCTCTGCCGCCTCGTTGCCGAAGAAATGGACTTTGCTGAAGCGGAACTTGCCGTTGAGCACGAACGACATGGAGCCGTGCTCAAGTTCCAGCTTTTCGACATCCATGCCGGCACGGATCGCCTCAAGCAAGCCATCGCGGGCGTGATCCAGGCTAAGCACGTCGAATACGATCTTCTCGGCTTCACCCTTCATCGTCACGCTGTCGCCGATATTGAACTTACCAAAGTCCTTGGGCATTTCGTTCAAGTGGTTCTTCAGGTGCGCAGTCAGGCCGTAGCGCACGCCGTCGACGTGAATGGTGGTCGTCTTGACCGACTCGCAGGCTTTGATCAGTAGATTCATCATCGTGCGGGCGTTGCGCTCGGCGCTGGTGGCAACGATCAGGTACTTCTCAGCAGGCCAGTAGAAGGCGCGCACCATGGTCGTGCTGACCAGCGCAGTTGTAACCAGTCTGGCGAAGACCGCTTCTTTGATTTCGGCGATGCGGCCTTTATCTAAGTCGTGGCCGGCGTCTGCCGTGGCGCTGTCGATAGCCGCCTTCTGCGCAGCTTTTACCGGGCCGGTGGGCAGGATTTTTTCGTCCATGCGCAGCACGAACGAGTAGCCGCCCGGGAACTCGGCGACAAGGTTGGGGGAAACGTCGGTTTCAACGAACCCGTAGCTGTTGACCTGGCACTCGCTGATTTCCTTGAAGCGTAACGGCTCCATTGCTTCGCCAAGCTGCTTGGCGTCCGGCAGATCCGCAGAGTAAACGATGGCGTTCTTGATGATGTGCATTCTGTGAGAGCTCCGCACCCCGACGTTCTGCCGGGGTGTTTCTGGTGGGTTGGCAGACGATCGGGACGGCGACTTATGACCTAGAAAGGAATGTCGTCATCGAAGCTGTCGTAATCCGGTGCAGGCGCTTGCTGCTGCGGGGCGGGGCGCGACTGCTGGCGCTGCTGCTGTGGCGGTCGTTGCGCCTGCTGGCGGCTCTGCTGTTGGTTGCCCTGTTGCGGCGCAGCGTCGAGCAAGAGCAGCTTTCCGCTTTGATCAACCACAATCTCCGTGGTGTAGCGCTTGACGCCATCCTTCTCCCACTCGCGGGTCTGCAAGCGACCCTCGATGTATGCCTTGGAGCCGCGACGCACATACTCGCCTGCAATCTCGGCGATGCGACCGAAGAACACGACACGGTGCCACTCGGTACGCTCCTGCGTTTGCCCGGTCTGCTTGTCCTTCCAGCTGTCGCTGGTAGCGAGGTTGATATTGGTAACGGCGGCCCCAGATGGCGTGTAGCGCGTCTCTGGATCTGCCCCGACATTACCGATCAGAATTACCTTGTTTACACCCTTTGCCATGGTTTTCCCCTTATGCGGTCAGGCCCAGATCAACGCCGAGAACCTTCTCCATGCGCTTCTCCATGTGCCAATAGAACTTCTCGGTGAGTTGCTTGTACTTGGCGAACAGTTGTTCGTCCCGGTGCAGGCGTTTAATGAACAGCGGCATGCCTGGGCTGTAGCTGATGAAGTCGATCCACTCACGTTCGCTCATCCATAGCCCGCCCATGCACTGATGGTAGTGCTCGTCAGGAACCTTGCCCTCCAAGATCACGCGCACCTGCAGGTGCGGCTTCTTGGTTTTGATTTCCAGCGCGCCATTCGCCCCAACAAGGCCGTCAGGTGAGTAGCCGCAATCATGGTTGAGGATGATGCCGACCTCGGTGATCTTGCACTCGTTGCGCTTGGCGTACATATCGCGTGCGACCGGCTCAAGCTCGTGACCCTGCTCGGTGTCGCGGTTTCCCCGCCAATCGTCGGCAGGCTTCCCGGTAATCCTCTCGGCGATCAGCTTGTCCATGTAGGTGAGCGCGCCAGCTCCGAAGCCGGTTACCTTGCATTTGCCTGCGACGTTCAGCGGATCGAGCTCAGACATGGTGATGATGCCGCAACGGATTGCGAGCCATTCCGGACTGCCTTGCTCCAGGTTGTCGATGATCTGCATAGTGCCCTCAGTAGTGAATGCTGACGTTGTTGATGAAACCCTTGGCGATAGCGGTGATCAGGAGCCTGGCTTGCGCCTCGGTGATGCCGGCTTCTGCCACAAAACCGGCCAGAATGGTGCGGTTGATTTCGGCGCAGTGCTCTCGGTTTGCCTCGCGCCGGGCCTTGGCTTCCGCCTCGGCTGCCTGCTCAGCAGCAATGCGCTGACGTTCGCATTCAGCGGCCTGCTCGGCTTTCGCATGAGCGTCGCGTTCGGCCTGCTCGGCGCGCTGGATGGCGTCAAGCCGCTCGCGTTCGGCCCGTTCGACTGCCGCTGCGGCAGCTGCTGCGGCTGCCTGCTCGGCTGCAATGCGCTGGGCTTCTGCCTCTTCCTTGCGCCGGCGCTCGGCAGCCTCTTCGCGCAGGCGTGCCAGTTCGATCTGGTCGGCGTCGTACTGAATGCGAGCATCAAGCGCTGCGCTCAGGTGCTCCAATGCGAGCTCGCGCAGGCGCTCACCCTCCATCTGGAAGTCACCCCATTCCTCGGTCGGCTCCAGTGCCTGCACCTCTTCGATCAGCGCCCGGTACTGGTCAGCCGTCAGCCCGGCAATGGAGCCAAGATCCCGCAGGCGCTGGAGAATGGCGCGGTGCTGTTCTTCGCGCGCCTTCTCGGCAGCCTCCCAGTCGGTCAGTGGCTTGCGCACCTGATCGCGCAGCGCGTCCATTTTTGTCTTGAACTCGCGCAACTCCTCCTCGACCGGCTTGATTTGGTCTTTCAGCTTGCGCAGGTAGTCGCGGCCCGGGTTTTCGACGGCGGTTTTTGACCGGCTCACCATCGCTGAAAGCGAGGCGATGCGCTGGCGACCCTTTGCCGTTGTCAGGTCTGGCACTTCGCTCAGCACGGCCGCCTTTGCCGCCTCGACGTAACGCCCCAAGAGGTTGTGGCCGTAGATTGCCGGCGCCTGCTCGGCACTGATACTGATGTCGTTGATGTCGATTTCGATAGCTTCCGGCTCGGTCTGCTGCACTTTCTTCTCTGCGGTTGCGGTCATTGCTGCGCCTCCATTTGTTGCTGGCTTTCTGCGTGCTGGCGAGAAAGCGCGGCCTGATGCTTGATTGCTGCGCTTTCGAGTGAGTTGAGAATGGCGTCGTACTGCGAGACGGGAATGGTGTTCGGCTCAGGCCAGTCGGCAGCGAACTTGCCTTGCACGCCAGGGCTGCAGCGATTAACGACAGCCAGAATGCGATCACACTGAACCTTGGTGATGGCGCGAACCTGTTGCCCGGTGCCGCCAGCGGCCTGGCCGTCGTCGTCTTCGCCATAGCTGGTCAGGTTCAGCAGGGCGCCTGCGGTGTAGCGCTTGCCATAGCTCACCGAGCTCGCGATTGCCTGAACGGTATTTTTGCTACCGCTATTGTCGGCGGGCAGGGTCAGGTCGGTTGTTTCCCGATGTCCACCCCTGTGCGACAGGATGCCGGTAACAGTGATTCCCCCGTTGCCGGTGGCGGTGCGGAAAGACAAGGCAAAGCCGAACCTGGTCAGGACGGGCTTCAAGGCTTCGTTGATGTCCTCCCACTTGGCATAGGTGCTTTGCTTGCCCCCTGCCTTGTTCTTGATGATGCCGCGCTCTTCGATGCAGGGCAGCTGATCCTGCATTTCCGACAGCGCCTGTGCAAATGCCACTTCGGACTGTTTCGACAGGATGCGCTCGTGCATCTGCATCAGGCGCTCCATCTTGTCGATATTGACCTCTGGGTCGCGTGCGGCGCGCTCGATGACGCTGATAAGGGCTACTGATTCCGATACCGGGGCAGCAAGCGCCCCGCCAGCGCTTTGCAGCGCAACGTCTGTATTGCTCATGGTGGGTTACCTACTTGAAGGATACTTCGATTGCGTCAACCAGGGCGTACAGCAGAAACACGCAGCCCCAGAGTGTGAGATTGGCTGCCGTCATGCGGCAGATGCGGCGGATCATTGGGGCAGCTCGGGCAGGGGTTGCCAGTGCGATACTTTTACGTCGCACCGATCCCCGTCTATATAGCGCCACGGCATCATTTCGTTTTTGCATGCCATGGCAAAGAACGGGCCGTGGTTTGTCTTTCTGCCAGCCTTGCAGGCAAGAACGTGGGCGCCGACTTCCGGCATTCGCTCAGTCACCGGTATCCACCGCTGCACCTGCTCAAGCTCTAGCTCAAGCTCTCGGATGCGGGCGATCAGCGCCTCGCCGTCCTGCATGTCGATATAGGCTTCACGCCCCAGCTTGCGAGCGCTTTGGAAGTCCAGTTCAATCTCAGCAATCAGGTCGCCAGTGGTGCT